AACCCAGATTTCAAAGTAGAAGTGGAACCATGGAGAATAGTGCCGATTGTGGCAGAACGTCCCAAAGGCTGCAAATCTTGCAGCAACGCTGCATAGCAGTTATAATTTAAAATTGACTCTACGCTGTTGTTTTGCACGACTGTCTCAACGGCTTGCAGGAGTGAGCTGCCAGAGCCATTTGCGAGCGACATAATCGGGTCAGTAACGTGAGTTGAGTTGGCAGTAACCTCAAATACCAACTGGGTTGCCGATGTAATAATCATGCCACGGGAAACCGCCGGTATAGAAAAGAAAATATCGGCGTTTGAAGAAGACGAAGTGTAAGATGTTAAATTGTCGGGGAAAACGGAAATGCGACGGGACTTTGCAGGCTGAATACCGCGGTATTCGCTTAAATCCAGCTCTCTGCTCAAAATAGGAATTGGGCTTGCCATTTATACATTACCAGAAGATAATAATGTTTTACGATATTGTCTAATACTTACTTGCCTAATTTCAATGGTTCACATGTAAACTTGCTAAAATCAACATTATAGTTTTTTAGTTTAATTAATAAGTTTAATAACTCCTCTAAATCGGCTACCCGCTTTTCTAATATTGCTAAACGTTCGTCGGTTGGTTCCATAACTATTATAAAATACTTATAGACTTTTTTTTGCCTTAATCCTTTCCCGATGGGTCATATTCAATGATTTCAAACACTACTAAAAGTTCCACGGTTCCTGTTGCAAAAGTGGACGATGCGGTATGTCTATATGCAATTGTAAAAGGATTCAGTGGAATTTCATTTAACATAAGGTCGGTTGCCAATATGGCAGTAGATGTTCCAATGTTTGTTGGCGTGACTGATTCGCTACCGTTGGTAGAACACGTTCCTAAAAAGTAGTCATTGCTTATAATGTTTTCACTGGTCGTTCCACTATATGTACATACACCATCGCCTAAAAAGCCCACGGCGTAATATGAATGTGGATTAACGGCTAAACTACCAGCACGATAATCTGTGAGATTCACGCATCTCAATATAAACTTATGGTGCGGTGCTTGCTTATAATAGCGTGGGAATTGAAACTGAAATGATGCAGCTGGCGTTGTTCCAGCGAACGACGCCTGGTAGTGTTTTATTTGTTTCATCTAATATACTATACAATTACATAATATATTATTACTAAATTAAGCTATCATTGACTTAACTCCTCCGCCACCGGTTCCACCAGAAACAACCGCTATTTTCGGCTGACTTGCTGGTGCCGGTGCCTCAATGCCCGAACTTATTGGCGTAGGCGAATACGTGGCAGGATTGCTACCGATTAGCGGCTTAACCGCTCCTACCGCTAACGACATATTTAACTTGGGCGGTGCACCCATCGGTGCGGGTGGTGGTGTGGGTGCTTTGGTCTGCGAACGCTTAAATGCCAAACCCAATGGCGACTCTGCAAAAGCGGCTTGTTCAGCTGCGTTTGCTACTCTACCTGCTTTTGCGTTACTTCCAATAAAATCGCCGAACTTACCGACAACTTCACCTGCCTTACCTAAAACCTGACTCGCCTCTGCGGCTTCTCCTCCAACGCCCGCTGCATCGGCTACTGGTGCAGCCTTATCTAAAAGTCCCGCTGCTTTGGTAAGTCCGCCTGCAATTGCGGGAACTGCTTTTTGCTGTATAAATGTGCCTGCCTTACCAATTACGTCACCCGCTCCTGCAACGAAATTGTTAAATCCTTTTTTAATGCTACGTCCTAAATTACGAAAAAAGCTTTTGATGCCCATTATATATTATGGCTTATATTATAATTATTTATTAGCCAATTCTAACAACGCTCTTTCTGTTTCTTTTCGCTGTGTTGTTATTAAACTGTCAACCATTGTTGGTATGTTCTTTTCACTAAAATCTACACGTATTACGATAAACCAGTCTGGATTACCAACCAGCTCTAACGGACTGTAATCGTCGTTTAATAACCTTACTCTTAAATACGTTAGGTCTCGGTTTGCAATTTGAGTAAAAAAAGGTGTAGCATTAAAGTATTGCAATATTTTAGTTGGTGTGCATGTAATAGGAATACGTGCCAGTGTCGCACCATTAGAACCAGAATTATCTTTGTTATTTGTTTGCACATTATCCAGCTGGATTACTATACCTAATGTGCTTGTGAGATTTACCACTTTTGTATTTGTGTATGGGCTGGTGTATGCACCGGCTACAAAACCCAGGTTCTTCGTCATCGTGGTAGAGTTAATTGTAAAAGAACCAGCCGTTGCTATGATGGTTACCAGATTCGTATTTGCGTTATATGTAAACGATACATTGAATGCATTGAAATAACCGTTTAACAATGTTATAATATCGGCGATTACATAGTTGCCCGGTGGAATACTATACGTGTTACCATTAATTGTAACTGTATTATTCTTGGCATTTACCATATTGATAGAAATTGGAATACTTACCTGCTCCAATCCAATTATTAGATGAGAACGGTCTGCATTAGCTAATAGGATTGGTGCAAAGTAAAAGTTAATGTCAGTGTTTAGTGTCGTGGAATTTAACACTAAATTCTGTCCTTGTGTTGACAGAAATATCTTTGCTGAACTATGTGTAAGTGGATTGCTCATTTACATATGGTTATATTTTAATATGCCTTGCGAATAAATTGCTTGGGCTTTTGTTCTACTGGTGCGGGAACTGGCACGGGCACTGGAACTGGCACTGGTTCTGGTGCGGGTGCGGGTACTCGCTTTTTATTCTTGATGATAATAACCGGTGCTCCATCTTCATCGCTATCGCTCTCATCTTGGAACTGTATTACTGTGGGCTTCTTCTTGGGCTTTTGCTTGGGAACTTCCGGCACAATTATTTGCTTCTTGGGCTTTGGCTTTTCTTGCTCGGCTTCTTCCTGCTGTTCTCGCTGCCTAACCGCTGCACGTACTTCTCGGGCTTTGGCTAATGCATCTAACTGTCGCTGCGTTGCCACACGCTTGGGCTTCTCAATTGCACTTGATGCTCCTCCTTCCGTTATTTCAAACAACGTCTGTTCTTCACTATCTGTGTCCATCTATATACTGGACAAAGATATTATTCCCGCCATTTTATCCAATATAAATGGCTAAACAACTATTCAGGTCGGGCTTTAATTTATCAATATAATACTGTTCACGTATCAGCCGTTCATTAGCATCTTCCGTCTCAATGACTTCCAAAGCTTCCATCTCCCACTCCTTAAATCCTCCGCTATCCAATATGCATTTATACACCTTCCGGTTAGGTGCTTCAAACGACTTATTCTTGTGTTTCTTAAAACGTTGTTGTAATGTCTTCGTTGTACTGCCCACGTAGAATGAGTCACATGTTTTGCTAAATAATCGGTAGATGGTTGGCATTTCCTTTTATCTACCCAGAGACATTATTCTGTGGCGTTATAACAAATAGTTTTAAATCGTCCAATACGTCTAAAAGTTCCTTACGGGCAAAATCGCCGATGTGTTCGTAATAGTGGATTTGGTCACATAAAAACGTTCTTTCTTTTTCTGGTAGGAAATGCGTATACTGCACTATCTTTATGAATGCCCGCTTGAAATCATCTGGCATGGATTGTGAGAAAAAGCTACGGCTTAATTTCAAATACTGTTCTTCCTGCATTTTTATATATACGTATATAAAAATGTTGTCTGGATATTTATTTATACTTTTTTTATGTAATTCTTTTTAAGCGGTACGTTATGGTCTATCATGTTTAATAACGTAACTTGTTTCTTTGCATTAGCCAGTGATGAACTATTAGAGTGGACTACACCGGTTTCCTTATTATATACCTTATATTCTTCCTTATTTGGTAGTTTGCGTATTTTGTACGGCATTATATGTTACTATGAGATTTTTATTTGGTTTTTGTTATTGGTTTAAAATTTATATAAGTTCTCGGTTCTGCACATTGGGCACGGTAATAGAACATCATATCCATTCTCATTACACATAAATGGGAACTTACCATGATTTGCACATGAATATTCATGGCTGCATTTTAAACACATAGAGTTTTTGCATGTTCTGCAATCAGTAGCCATATTGTAACCGGGTTTGGTTTCATAACAAATAATACATTCATGCATTCTAAATCGGTTAAATTCTTTCATGAGTTGTTCTTGCTTATCAGCCCAGAATTGTATGTTGCTATTCACTACCGCACTGCTATATTCGTTTGAATCGCTTTTAACCATAACATAATCCACTCTAATCAGCCCACGTTGCCAGTTGTCCATTCCAAATACCCATTCAGTATGTTCCGCCTTTTCA